TGCAAGAAGGATTTACTCAAAGTGAAATACAGAATATGATTCAGGCTTTATTCATGGATACGATGAAAACTGGTGGTAATGTTAACTTTAAATTCGGACAAGAAGGTGGTATGTTTAATAACTTTGGATCCTTAGTATCAGCAGGATTTGGTAGTCCGTAAGGAGAATCATGGCAGAAGCAACATTATCAATATTATTAAGAAACGGAACACATGCAGCAGCTACAAAAAGATTAGCTTTGAAATGTGATAATATTAGTATTCAATTAGGTAGAACACCTATTCAGGTGCCTATTCCTACAACCACGCCACAGTTAATTGACTTAGGTACTATTAGACCTACAATTTCTTGTGCTGGATTAGTTGATACTGTAGGTGGAGATACTACAAATACAACAGATACAGCTGAAGTAAGAGGAATGGCTAGTTTTAGTTACAATGATGGATCTAGCAGTCAGACTTATTTTATACCATATAAAAACTATTTAGAACAATTCATATGTGAGGAATTATATTCTTCAGATAAACTCGTACAAGTACAGATAGGTGATCCTAGTGTAGGTATTGGTAGTTCAGCTAGTGGTTTCTCAACTGGTGGATCTATTTATGAATGTGCTGTACAAAGTTGTAACTTTACATTAGTGCCGGGATTTGAAGATAGATATCAATTCGCATTACAATTCGTAGCAAAAACTGCAAATCATGTGTTTGACTAGGAGAAAAGATGGCAAAATTAGCAGAGCTTTATTACTGGACAGGAGATAATCCTAACCACAATATTACAGATCAATGGAAGAGAGCAGAAACAGCACAATCTGGAAATGCTCTTAACTATGTTGAATTTACCCATGAATTAGGTAATCCTGCAGAGGCATATATTACTTTACTCAATCCAGTCCCTAATCCTTTCTCAGGAACACTAGATAAAAAAACTGGTCCACTAAATATTTTAACAGCTTCTGAAGATGATGGCACAGCAAGTGCTGTATTTGCAGATTTACAAAGAGTATATTTAAGAGATCCTGAAACAAAAATTATATTATTAGCAGGGCGAATATACGATATTGAAAATGATTTTAATAAAATGCAAGGACATACAGTAAATCTTAGAGTAAAAGATGAACTGGAAATGTTAAGAGGTGTATATACTAAAGATTTAAATGAATTTTCTATAACAGGTGGTAGTACAAAAAGATCAGATGTAATTAAAACATCTCTTATTGGTAATGCTGCATTTAATACACCTGCCGCATTAGGACTATCTAATAAAGTAGATACATCAGATTCTAATAGATTCAATGATTCTTTAAGAACTTACCCTACTAATTATGTTGGGGCTATAGATTCAAAAAAATCTAACTCTAATTTACTAGGTATGATTGCAGAATTAGCCCAAGAAGATCCTAATGATAGTACAAGCACAACTATTGCAGATAATTTTGGATACGATTACTATATTGACCATAACTTCCAATCTGTAGATAATAGTGGAGCAGATACAACAACCCCACCAACACCACATTTAAATTATTTTCCAAGAGGAACAAGACCAAATTCAAATGTATCAAGTTTTGGTTTAACAGTTGAGTTTCCTACAACAGGAACTTTTGCTGAAACAGGGCAGAAAGTGGCAATGTTAGATGATTTTGATTTTGAACGCCCTAAAAATGAAATATTTACAGATTGTACTTTAGATGGAATTAAAAATAAAGAAGGTGAATTTACTAAAAACTTTGAAGTTATAAATGTTTCAAGTATAAGTGGTACGTTTACATGGTCAGAAAAAGAATTCTCAAAAGAAATAGATAGAACATTAGCTGATGGAAGTGTAGTAGAATTTTTAGATGAATATACAGCTGATGGTAGCACAAAAAATCATGATAATGTAGCAAGAGTGCAGTATCAGAGTAAAACATCTGGTGGTGGTTATCTATTAATATCAGATCTATCAGCAGACTTTCCAACTGGAACTACGCAAGTACAGTTAAGAGGAGCTTCAAGTGGCACAACTTGTTTATTTACTCCTAGTACAGATAGACCTAGAGAACAATTAGGTGTAAAAAGAACTTTTAGAACTAAATATGGATTAGAAACTGATGTAGATAATATTAGAAAAAAGATAGCTGGTAAACTTTCTAGATCGGGAGCAAGTGGAACAGATATTCTAAGAGGAAGTTTTGCTTTTCCAAGGATGCCATATTTCTTTAAAGATGTAACACCAACTAGCAGTAGTAGCACTGTTTGTAATATGTCAATTAATCCAGAGTCTTTTGGGTTTGAAAAAGGTATGACAATAGGCACATTAGATTCATCAAGCAACATAGAACATTTTAGCTACGCCTCAAACACTTCAAGTAGTTCTGTTACTACTACAGGAATATCTGATACTTCTGGAAGTGCTGGGACATTCTCTGGTTCTACCACAGCAAGATTTTTCGTACCTGTAAGAGCAGGAGATATGATATATGTATCAAATCCAACTGAAAGTGTAACCAGTAATATGTTAGTTACTAAACTTGAGTTCAGACAAGGAGCAGGTTTAGGACATAGCACAAGAGTAGAGGTAGTAGGTAAAGATGCAGCTGTTGGTGGCAAGATGCCAAAGATAACTGTATCTAATGTTAGCAATGAGGCAGGTACAGAAGGAACTAGAATAGCAAGAGGAACATTTAATTTTAGTTTCCCAGATGATGGTTCAAATAATTCAGTAAAATTTACACCTAATTCTTCTAATAAACACGATCAAATTGACGTAAGTGCTGGTCCATTACTATTTGATAATGGTGAAAAATTTGATAGTGCATCTAACGCTGCCGCAACAACATTTAATATATATTTTGACCCTGATGCATCTGAAACACAATTTCAAATAGTATTACAGAATGGTTTTGATGCAGTTAAAGATCATAATACAACCCTCATAGGTTGGGCAAGAGCTGATTCAGATCCTGCTGGTATCGTTGAATTTTTAATAGGTATAAATCCAGATGGTCAAAGTCTTGGACTGTCTACAGAAATACATAGCCCTAAAAACTCTGTATCTGTAGACTCAGGTGGATTGACAATAAGAGAGGGTGATGAGACAGATTCTTTCTTAAACTTTACTAAATTAGTTAGCACCACTGATACTAATGTTTTAAAAATGTTCGTAGCTGATGCTTCTACATTTAATGGTAACACTGAACTTGGTGGAGAGACTAGCAGTGAGCCAACTGTAAACATGCAAATGTTTCTTCCTAATAGCAATTCAACCATGACTATTGGTAGTCTTGGTAACTTTGTTCTAAGACCTCATGCAAATGATGCAATATTAGGAACAACTGCTAGAGGTTGGAATACTTTCTATACTGAAAATATATACTCTACTAGCGGCAATATAAAATTCAAAAGCGGAATAGAGACTGCTACTGGAATTACTTTTGGAGATGGAAGCACTGGTGGTATTATAGATATAAGAACTGAAAACTCAGCTCCAACTACGACTACTCAGACTGTAGGTGGTCGAATATATGTTAAAAGTGATAGTAAATTATATTTTAAAAGTCATGGTGATGGTAGTAGCACTGATGGCACTGAGTATGATCTAACTGGCGGAGGTGGTGGTGCTGGATCAACTGCATTAGATGACATCACAACAGGTGATGCCGCATCTACACTAGCTACATCAGCAGGTAACATAACTATTGATGCTCAAGGTAATGATACAGATATTATATTTAAAGGTACCGATGGTGGTTCAGATACAGATTTTCTTACTTTAGATGGTAGTGCAGCTGGTGCTGCAACATTTAATAGTGTTCTTTTAGGAGCAGATGGTACGAACAGTGTTCCAACATTTAGTTTTTCAGGAGATCCTAATACTGGAGTATATAAATATTCTAGTGATGCTCTTGGATTAACAGCTGGTGGTACTATGAGAATGTATGTAGATAGCACTGGTGTAGTAGTAGGCTCTGGAAAATTAAGATTTACAAATATTCTAACTTCAAATTCAACAGGTGAGTGGGGAGTATTTAGATATGCTAATAACCCTTCATCATATTCAGGTAATGTTCCTAATGGATCGACTGATGTGCTAGCTTTTTCTACTTCTCAAGGCAATGCATCACCAAGTAGAGTTAATGCTGATTCAGCTTTTTGGATAATGTGGTCTGATACTACTAACAATAGATTACATTTTGAACCAGTTGTAGATTTTGTTGATGGTGGTTCTAATAATTCAAACTTAGCTTATATAGGATACAATGCAAATATAGCTGCTATTTATTCTTTTTATCAATATGCTGGAAGCGGTTCTGCTGCTGCTCCAACACATAGTTTTACAAGTGATACAGATACAGGTATGTATAACCACACTACAAACCAAATAGGTTTTACTACAGGAGGAAGTGTAAGAGCTAGATTTTATAGTGGTGGATTAGTGTTGGATACTTTAGGAACAACTTCAGGTACTGATTTAGTTGTAGATGGTTCAAATGTAGTACATGCAAAAACATCATCTAGAAAATATAAAAGGAACATAGTTGATATAGTCTTAGACTCAAATAAATTATATGACTTAAGACCTGTGGACTTTGAATGGAATGAAAAATCGGCTACAGAAGGTAAAAAAGATATTGGATTAATAGCCGAAGAAGTAGCAGAAATACTACCAGAGATAGTAAATTATAATAATGATAAAACACCAAAAAGTATTTCTTACGACAAATTATCAGTAATATTACTAATGGAAATTAAAAAATTAAAAGAAGAGATAAACAAATTAAAGGAGGGCTAAATGCCAGACGTAACAATTTCACTCACCGATGCTCAATGGACAAGAGTTGTAGCAGCTTCCGAATATATAAAAGGTATGGGGGCTAGTGATATTACAACAACTGAATTAGCAGCTATATGGAAAGATCAACTTACAGATTGGGTTAAAGATTCTGAAAGAAAAGCAGCATCAGTTGATGACTTCTAATGAGGCTTGACACCAAAGTAATTAAATATAGGAATCAAAATCCTTTTATGTCAACACGTCAGATTGCAAGAGAGGTGGGAGCCTCTGTAAGTTGGGTGCATAATATATTAAAGACAGCTAACCTACCCACAAACCCACCTAAGAAGAAAAAGATTACATATATCTGCCCAGAATGTAAGCAACTTGTTAATGCTAGACGTAAATTCTGTAGTGAAAAATGTAAATACAACTATAGAAATCCTCTACTTACTTGTCATTATTGCCACGCAAAATTCAGAAGATCTAGGTCAAGAGTAATAGCAGCCATAAAAAGAGGCTGTGATCACATATATTGTGACCAAAAATGTACAAATAGAGCAAAAAGAGACAAAATTACTTGACACGCCTACCCCAAATATGATATAATTAATAATGTATTAAGGAATAATATTAATATTCTGGAGTAGCCCTTGACTACAACTGAGAGTATCAAGGGCAAGAGAGGAGAAACTCAGAACTTCTCTCTAATACATCATAAGAATTAATAATAATTATTCCATTAATACAATGATACGGATGGGGAGATGCAAATAAATCATAGGATTATTGCACTCCCCTCTCTATAAATTAATTATTAGGAGGAGATATGACAATAGCAACGAAAACAGCTGACCCTTTTGACATTTTTGCAGACTTTTTTAGTGATAAGTGGGTGGGTTCGACAATCCACAAGTATCCATTGGATGTAATTGAATCAGATACAGGGTATGAAGTCAAAATTTCACTACCGGGTGTAGAAAAGGGTAACCTTTCTGTAACCTTAGATAAAGATACTTTAGTAATAGAAGCAACAACTTCTGAAACTAAGAGTGATAAGAACAAATATTTATACAGAGGTATAAAGACAGGTTCTTATAAAAAACATATTTCAGTAAAAGATTATGGTGTAGATTCTAAGAAAATTAGCTCTAGCTACAAAAATGGAATCTTAACTATAACTTTACCTAAACATAAAGAAGCTAAACCTCAAACAATACAAGTAGCCATGGAGAGTTAGCAAATGGAGATAAACGATGAATTGATTAGGCAATGGGAACCTAAGATTCATAAAATGCTCCAAACATCGTATGTAGTAGGGTATGATCGAGAAGATTTAGCACAAGAACTTAGAATCGCTATTATGAAAGCGGCTAAGGCATATAAAGCAGACAGAGGTAGCATCTTTCATACCTACTTACATACTACTATGGTAAACACGATCAGAACTTTAATCAGTAAGGCACAGAAAAAGCCTATGACTGTGAGCTATGATGAAACATTTTTAGACTATGAATCTGATTTCTTACCCGATTTTATAGCAAAAGCTATTGGATATGAGGAAGAATGGGAATTACTAGAACTAAAAGATGAATTATCAAAGTTTAATTTATCTGAACGTGAGAAAAGATTTGTTGAGTTAAGATTAGAAGGTTGGACTATGGATGAGATATCTGATGATATTGAGAAATCTGCATACAGAGTGCGTCAAAATCTTAGAACAAAGGTAGAGAAGATATTTTATGGTCAAGAGAACAAAGAAGAAGAGTCAATATAATTCAAACGATTTATTTAAAGAATTTGAAGCATTATATTCTAAGCAATATAAAAAAGAATATAAGCCTAGAAACTTTATTGGTAATGAAATGAAGTCTTTAAAAAATCTTTTGGATAAATATTCTGTATATGAGATACTATCAGCAATGTATAATTGTGTAGTTAGAAACCCTGATAGTATTTCTGTTAACTATTTTGCAAATGGTATTAAGTATTATCTAACAGACTACGATCCGCAATTGTATTGGTCTGTTGTATCCTCTCCAGATCCTAATATGAAAAAGAAGTGGAGAGCTTTTACTATTTTGAATTCTAAATGGTTACCTACTGCGACAGATAAGAAAAGATTAAAAGCACTAGAAGAGCAATTACAAGGAGCTATAAATGAGGAGAAGTAGAAAAGGGGGGTTGACACGGACCCACACAAAAGTGTATAATAATAATATAAATAATATATATAGAGTTATAAGTATACATAACAAAACTAAACATATAACTATTATTGGAACATATGATTGTATTAATGCAGCTAAATTAATGGCAGATGATCTAGCTAGTAAAGATGTTAAGTGTTATGTACATGGAGATGACAGTAGAGTTTTACACATAGCAGGAGAGTAGAATGGAAAGTTATGAATACATAGAGTCTGGGATATTACTTAACTTAAATGATAAGGAATCTCTCAAGAAATTTAAACACTCAGCAAAAGATTTTGCTAAACACGGGGAAGCATTTAAATTCATAAATAAACATTTTGATGATTATGGTACATTTCCATCATCAGATACTTTAGTAGAAAATTATCCAACAATAGATATTACTGCTAACAGTCTTAATTTAGATTACGCAATAGATTCTTTCAAGAACCAAGTATTATTTAGAACTATTGTATCAGCATTTCAATCTAACAAAGAGTTATTGAAAGAAGATGCTAAAAAAGCCTTATCACATATACAATCTAATTTAAATGATATTGAAGTTGTATATGATGAAGATGTAGTAGCTTATGATACTTTGGCAGAGGATAGATATTCAGAATGGCAAGAAAAAAGTAAGAAGAGAAAAATGGGAGAAGGTATGATGGGTATCCCTACTCCTTTCAAGTCACTAAATAAAACAGGGGTTGGATGGATGCCGGGAGAACTTATAGCAATGTTCGCAAGACCTACTGTGGGTAAGACATGGATGTGTATCCAAGTTGCTGCAACTGCAATGATGAATGGACATAAGACATTACTAATCTCTACTGAGATGCCTACAAGTGCTATTAGTTTAAGAGCTGATGTAGTTTTAGCTAAGATGATGGGATACAATTTCTCACACTCTGCTCTTAGAACAGGTAAACCCATAGATGAAGATAAATATAAAGAGTTTTTACAAAAACTAAATGGTAGACCACTATTAATATGTGATCACATACAAGGGGAAAGTAGTATCTCACTAGAAAGTATTGCTAGTTTGATTAGAAAACACTCTCCTGAGTTGGTTGTATTAGATGGTATATACTTAGTTTCATCAGGCGATGGTAGAAAAGCAATGTGGGAGCAATCTCATTCATTGTTTTATGGTATGAAAACTCTAGCTCTTAGCACTAATACTCCTGTATTCGTATCAACACAAGCAACTAGGGAAGCTGCAAATATGTTTGAGCCACCTAGAGCAGATCAAGTAGCCTTTGGAGATGCGTTAATTCGTTCTGCAGATGTTGCTATGGCAATGTGTAGAGTAGAGGATGAAGAAGATAAGAGATTAATTCAATACCAAAAATACAGAGATGGGGTTCTCGGATCAGATATCTCTATAATGGACTGGAAAGTCGATACAGGACATATAGAAGAGACTGAGGAAGACATTTTTAACAACGGAGACTTTTAAGGAGGCGATATGAAAGTTCTAGGAATGATCATGAAATATTACGGTCTTTTCAATAAGTATTCAGATGTGATACCTGAAGTGGTACAACTTGTAGATACTGCAGTAAAAGCAGTAGAAGATAAGAAAATCACTAAGGCAGAACAGAGTGCTTTGATGAAAGAGTATTGGAACGTGATTAATAAAATAAAAGAGGCTAAATAATGGTAAATTGGGCACAGTTACTATTAGAAAATGGAATAGACGTACCTAGTGAGCATGAAGAATTCTCAATTAGGTGTCCTTTCCACAATGATAGTGTAGCTTCGTGTTCAATAAATACTGAGAAAGGCGTATGGATTTGTTTTGCAGGTTGTGGAGCAGGTTCATTAGAGAGTTTCTTAAAAAGATACTTAAGATCTGATGCTATTGATATAACAAAGTTATTGCTTGAAAGCCAAGCTAACTTTAGTGTTGATATATTTGATGATCTAGAGGAGACTATCAAAGGTAGACCGGAGTATTTTATGGAAGCTGATACATCTAGATTCCCAATATGGGCATATGATAGAGGTTTTACAGAAGAAACTTTAAAGAAGTGGGGATGTGGAAGCACAGAGTATAATGATTTAGTTATACCAATACATGATATAGATGATAGACTTGTAGGATCTGTTACTAGAAGGACAAATGCAGTCCCAAAGTATATGTATTCTAAAGGTTTACAAAAGTCTAGAGTCATGTTTGGAGCTAATAAATTAGAAGGACATCATAAATACATTTGTATTACTGAAGGTTCTTTAGATACTATGTGGCTAACACAAAATGGATATCCAAGTGTTGCAATTTTAGGGGCAACCATGTCCAAAGCACAATTGGATATACTGCGATCATTACAAACAGAGGAATATATCTTATGTTTTGATAATGATGCAGCAGGACAAAAGGCGATATCAAGAGCAATGCTTGACATATCGACCAGTTTTATGGTATCATATATAAAGATGCCAAAGAAATATAAGGATGTACAAGATGTACGTTCCGAGGCATTACTCAAAGAAGTAATAGCAAAACGACATTATTGGTAAAGGAGGATTTACTATGTCAGGAATAGCAAAAATTTTGCAAAAACGTGAAGCAATACTAAATCCATCAGAAAATCAATCTCTAGGAAAAGAGATTTGGTTCAAAGATGGAGATCAAGCATTTCTTACTCCAGTTGCTTCAGGAGAAGAAGGGGATGCATTACTAGATGAAATCTATCTGTATACATACAGGTCAGGAAACCGATGGATTAATTTATTATCGGATGATTCAGTAGACACAAGCTCTGTACCATCTGATTCTAGACCATCACACAAGTTTGCTTTTTGGGCATATGTCCACGAAATCATACACTCTGAAAAGAAAATGGATGATTGGGAGGAAGTAGAAGGTCCAGCAGGCAAGAAAATGTACAAGCAAACTGTTAACGATTTCAAAGTTGTACCTTTAGGCTTCGGAAGAAGTGACTATATTTGGAACCAACTTGTAGATATCTACAATGATTGGGGTAAATTAGACAAAGGTGTAATTAGAATTAAAAGAACAGGTGCAGGTATGTATGACACCTCATACACTATCGCAGCTACAAGTAGAGATACAGTTGTACCTGAAGATAGAAAAGCTGAAATTAGCGAATTACCATCTATCAAAGATTACTACATGGATAGATATGGTAACGCACCTGAAGGCGATAACGAAGTTGCTACATTTAGCACTGATGATACAGAGGATGACTTATTTTAAATGATAATCAAAGATCAAAATACATTTAATGAGATACTTCCTACGCTGGATAATCATTCAGTTGTGGTGGATGTAGAGACAAATGGTTTTGATTCCTATGGTATACATCAAATATGTGGAATCGGAATCGGATTTGGTAACAACTCAGACTCGTACTACTTCCCTTTCCGACACCAACATGTAGGAACTAACCTTCCTAGCGAGTGTTTGGCAGCCTTAATTGCGTGGCTCAATAAATCCAAACACCTTGTTGGTTATAATATCAAATTTGATCTCCGATTCCTCGAAAAAGAAGGTTTAGTGGTAAAAGATAAAGAATTAGTAGATGTGCTTACTATGGTAAGACTAACAGAACCATCTACTGTTAAAGATCTAGATCTCACTAACACTATAAAAAGAAGCTATGGAGAAAGTCATGCTAGTTATGATATAGAAACTAAGAAACTCTTAAGGTCTAATAAGTGGCATAAGGACTTCTCTATGGCTCCTGTAGACGTTTTAGGACCTTACTGTGAGAAAGATGTCATCTATACAGCTAAACTGTACAATGACAGGGCGAAATTGATTAAAGAATCAAATCAAAATGACATTTGGAAGATGCAGATACAGTTAACTAAGGTATTATATGCTATGGAAGGGCGTGGCATCAAGATAAATAACACTTATGTTAAAGAAACTATGGCTCAAATAGAAGATCGGAAGTCTGAGATAGAAAGTAGAGTCATAAATCTTGCAGGTAAGGAATTTAATCTAAATAGTACGCAACAATTAGGCGAAATACTTAATGAAAGAGGTATAACATCGCCTGAGAAGACTGCAAAAGGGCAACAATCATGGAATGAGGCAGCGTTAGTACAAATAAATGATCCTATCGCAGGATATGTAAGACAATATAGAGCTTTAGAGAAGTTAAGGTCTACATATTTAGAGCCTTTCCTAGAATTAGATGAATTACATACTACTTTTTGCAATTGGGGTACATTGACAGGCAGATTGTCGTCTAGAAATCCTAATTTACAGAATATTCCTAGAAATCATTTCAATTTAGTTGACAAACAGCTATCTGAAGACGATAAACAGGAGCTAAAGGGTAGAATTAACGCTACACTAGCAGCGAAAGGGCAAACAAGTAGAGTAGAAGGACTAAGTGATGAGGTGTTAAACACTTGGACATTCGTTGGGAATGAATCTTTTGATAAATCTCAAGAGGGACAGATAGCAATTAGAAATATATTTGTACCTAGAGAAGATTATTCACTTATATCTTTTGACTATTCACAAATGGAAGTTAGAGTATTCCTAAGCTATCTACAAAACGAAGAAGTAAATCAAATGCTTACAAAGTCTAATGTAGATTTTCATGGAGAAGCTGCAAAACTTGCATTTAATGTTACAGAAGATGACGATACATTTAAGATGTTTAGACAAACTGCTAAAAGTATTACCTTTGGAACTATATATGGTATAGGTAATCAGAAGTTAGGTATACAATTAGGTGTACCATCACAAGAAGCGGCAGATTATAAGAAAAGATACTTTGATGGGATCAAAGGGTCTAGAGAGTTCTTCAATGCAGTAGTTAGAAAAGTAGAATTATTAGGACAGATTAAAAATAAATATGGTAGAGTATATAAAATACCTAAGAATTTAGGTTACAAAGGTATAAATTATCTAGTACAAGGCACAAGTGCTGATATTCTTAACGAAAGAATGATACAAGTACATGATTTATTAGAAAATTTTAAGAGTAATTTATTATTACAAGTGCATGATGAAATAATATGTGAGATACATAAGGATGAAATAGAGCTATTACCAAACTTAATTAGAGATGTGTTAGTAGAGAATACTCTACGCATACCTTTAGAAGTTGACATAGAGTTATGTGAGCCATCATGGGCAGTAAAGAAAGATTATTCATATACATTATATCATGAAAAAGAATTAGTACATAGTATAGATTGGAGCTAACATGGATGTTAAATTAAAGAAAGGCGAAACATTTGAAAAGATGTTAAGACGCTTTAGTAAGAAAGCTAGAAAATTAGGAAGTTTAAACAATTCAATTCGTAAAGGTGGAGGTAATTTTGCTGGATATATTGGACAAATGTATGTAGCAAAATATTTAGGGATAAAAGAAGTTGATACTTATAATCATGACTTAGAATATAAAGATATGACTTTAGAAGTTAAAAGTAAACAAAGAACAGTAGATCCAGATTTATCTTATGATGCTAGTATTGCTAAGACAAGCATGCATCAAAATCCAGATGTGTATATATTTACATCTGTAAAAATTCCTAAGAATACAGATGATGTAGAATCCATAAGTATTTGTGGATGGATGTCAAAAAAAGAATATTTTGATCAGGCAACTTTTTATAAAAAAGGAGATATTGATCCCAGTAATGGATGGAAAGTTAGTTTAGATTGTTATAATTTACCTTACAGTAAATTATATTCAATGGAAAAATTACTGTCCTATAATAAATTTAAAATAGAAGAGCATATAGATTGGAGCTAACATGGATGTTAAATTAAAGAAAGGCGAAACATTTGAAAAGATGTTAAGACGCTTTAGTAAGAAAGTACAAAAAGATGAGTTGATAGATACTTATAGGAAGAAGCAAGTCTTTGAACCTAAAAGTGTAAAACGACAACAACAAAAAGCAAACAAATTAAGAAAAAGTAGGGAATCATGAATCTACACGATAAATTAACTGAATACTTAGAGCCGAGTGAAGAATCGGTTATGTTATATGATGAGTATGAAGATGCTTTTATTGGACTAGGATATAAACAATTTAGAGGTCCAGTAGCAGTTTATGATGCATCAAAGTGCATAGACATACTAACAGAACAATTTAAAGAAGATCCTGATTACGATGGAGATGAAATGGATGCTTTAGAAATGGCAGTGGAGTATTTTGATTACAATACAATGGGTGCGTGGTATGGAGAAGATACACCAGTCTTTGTAACAGCTACTTTAGAAGAAATAGAAAATAACGTAGGAGAATAATATGACAGCAGGATGGAAAAACCCAAAAGCTCCTTATGATTTTACACAAGGAGAATGGGAAGATTACAAGAAGAAATACCCAAATTTATCTTGGGGAGAATATAAACAAATGAAACAATGGAACGTGGAGGAAAGAATGGCACAACCACAAGTAAATCAGAACCCTAATAATAGAGCTTATCCAGCTAATAAAAAATATAGTTTCGCAGAATCTTATGCAAAGCAATTAGAAAATATTGATCCAGAATACTATAATTTTGAAATAGAACCATGGGACTTTATACATGCAAATAAACTTGACTTTGCACAGGGAAATGTGATAAAATATATATGTAGGTATAAAAATAAGAATGGTATTGAAGACCTCAAGAAAGCAAAACAATACATAGAAATGTTAATTGATAAGGAGGCAAATGGCAAGGCGTAATTGGAGAAAATGCTACGACTGTGGCGTAAAGATAAATGTAAAGAAACAAGCAAAGTCTGGACACGATTATGATTGTACAGCTTGCTACTTAAAAGAGAGAAGGAGAGCTAGAAGAAATGGCTAAAATAGGCGTAAAATTAGGATTCACTTATAGAGTAGGAGACCTAAACAACAATCAATATGGAAGAATAGATCTAGATATACATGACATAGACACTGATCTTCCTTTAGATGAACAACTCACTAAATCAAAAGAATATGCTGATAAGATATTTGAATCTGTAAAAGATCAAGTAGATACAAACTTAGATAAGATTTTGGAGGAAACTAATGAGTGAGATAACTAGAGCACAAGTTTTAGAAGATGTTTTAAAAGAACG